CTCCATGTAGTAGCCGCTTATAGAGCATGCTACGTTTCAAACCTTTTTTCTTAGCAAATGGTGTTGCTAAAAATTTATCGACAGAGAAAGTCAGTCCATCAAATTCAATAACTCTTGTTTTTTTTTTCCTAGCAGGTTTCTTCGCCATTGAGGCACTAAAAGTTTGCGCCTCTTGCACAGAGGAAAACTCCCCCAGATAACCCCAGTCGGCATGCGTCAGTACAAAGTTATTTGTCGTAGGGACAATAATAAAATTATCTGACTGCCATCTATCTAACGAAATATGCTCCCAAATCATGGCCTAATTTTACTCACGCTGATGATCGGACTCAGTGCGCCGCATTTCCTGCATCTAGTGTTCTCATATTTTGGGATGGCGCTCATGGTTTTGAGAACAAATCCGCACTTCGGACATTTGTGCTTTACCTCATACAACTTTATTACAGGAAGCTTAGCCATATGAACGAACCCAGCAGATCCACAGCAAATATATCATTCCTGCTATGACCTGAAGCGACAATATCAACGCAAAACAGTGCAGTAGTTTTATTTTCATTATTTATAAAACCCCTTAATGGCCATTAACTGGCCCTCACGAACCATAAAGAAAAAGGTCTCTAAACTGACGTCTAAATAGTGGGACTTATAGGATTGAATCGGCATAAAGACATTTAGGCCGAGCCGTACTGTCCAGTACTTAAAAGTCTGTTTCCAGAACAGCAGCGGCGCCGGGTACAGGGTGGTGATATTACTGATTGCTTCCTGCCACCATTGGTCGGGGTAGGCGATTCGCTGGTGTTTCACCTCGATGGCATAGCGATCCAGTCCCAGGCAACCTTGCGGGTTATCGACACTGTGGACTGTGAGGTCCCAACCCCCTAGCGTGGCCTGCTCAGTGCGCGTGTATGAGGCTTTGATGCCCAACTGCTCCAACAATTGGTCGCGAATAAACTGCTCGGCGCGTTTCCCTTTGCGCATAGCGGCAGCGCCTCTTTTTTGTGGGGAAAGAAGCATGCTTATTCCTCCAGCTCGGCATAGAACTCATCGGCCAGGCGTTCCAGCGTAGTGCACATGATAGCGATGATTTCCTCATTCACCGTGCGACCATGCCTGCCTGCCTGAGTGCCTATAAGGGCCTGCTCGACCTGGTCGAGGGCGTCGTAGACGGACGCTGCTAGCGCCGCGTCAGTTTGATCGAGGTGGGCCATCACTACCTCCGAGGGGACGTTTGGGGACTTCCATCCCTGGACACTGCTGGTACGCTATCGCTACTGGTCCAGCGTTCGATATGGGCCACTACCATCTGCCGGGCCAGCACGGCCAGCGGCAAATCCCGCATCCGCGCCAATGCCCTGAGCAGGTCATAGTGTTTCTGGGTCAGACGGAGCTTTACTTCCAGTTCATGCCGCTGAGCGAGAGGTTTCATGGGGATTTCTCATGGAGAAAAGCTCCGGCGACAGAAACACGCCGGGGCAAAACACAAGCAAGTGGCTATTCGACCCGATCACGAGGGTCAGCCGGCGGCCGCCTTGGTCCAAAGGAGGAGAAAATAACCATCGGTCGCAGCAGGGTTTTCTCAGGTCAGGCAACCTGCCGGCAATCGGCCCTGCGAAACCGGGACAGACTGGGGGGGTAGAGCCTGGTCTGTCAGCAGGCTGAGGAAAGGGGCAACGGCGAGGTCGGCTTACGCCACGATCACCAGTCAAGGAAATCCAACCGCCTGCCGTTGCCATATGCTGTCTCAAGCCGAACCGATCCAATCCCAAGGCGTATCCGGCTCACAGGCGAAGTGTGAGGCCGAGCCGTACAGCTCGCCCTGATCGTCCGACGCTGGCAGCCAGATCGCGCTCCGCTGGCAGCGCAGGCAGAAAAATGTCGCCACCGTGGTGGACTTGCCCTCAGCCGAGGGCAGCCAGGGTGTCGGGAGGTGGCCGCGCTCGCGGAGGATGACGGCGGCTTGCTCAAACTTCATGGGCGTGTTCCTGTTGGTGCGATAGGATTTTCATGACTGCATTCAACTCAGGCTTCCGTTTGCGCATGGCATAGACATACAACGTTCCACGCTTCAAGCCGGTTTCCTGGGCGCATTTAGTCAGTTGCCTGTGCAAGCGCAGCGACTGCAAATAACTTACTGCCCGATCACGCAGGGCATCGCCATCCAAAAAGTAAGGTAAATTCTTTCCCATAGATATTAATATAATACTTTAGTACTAACTTGTCAAGACCAAATTTTTGGATATTTTGACCATCCTTAAAAACATGGTTACCCCTATCATGCGCTTGGTTGCACAACGGGTCCGGCGGTTGCGGGAAAGGGCTGGCTGGTCGCAAGTAGATTTAGCCAGACGGGCCGGCGTGAGCCAAAAAACGATATCCAATATCGAAAATGAGGGTGGCGTTGGACGGACTACCGTAAGATTAGAAAGCCTGGAACAGGTCGCGCATGCATTTAGGCTGGAAGTATGGCAGTTGCTCCTGCCTGATAAGGAGGTCCCTGATGATGTGATCAGCAGCCCTAGCATCAGCAGATTAGTGCAGGTTTATACCAGCACCGATGCCGCTGGTCGGCAAGATATCGAAAGGATTTCAGAAATTGTTGGTAAATATTACAAAACTGAAGAGACTAAGTTTTCCTAAGTGGAGAGTCTGAGATGGTCCGCTGTCCTTTTTGCAATCGCGTAGTCAGTTCCAAATCCAAGGAATGTTTCTATTGTCATGCCAATTTCATCAGCGACAAACGCATCCTGCCAGCGTTGCTCTTGTGTCTACTCTTTGGCTGGTTTGGGTTCCACCGCTTCTATGTTGGGAAAGTCGGCTCCGGCATTTTAATGTTGCTTACCTTTGGCGGTGGTGGCTTGTGGGTGCTTATCGATCTAGTAGCCATCATCGTGGGAGCCTTCGAGGATGGGGATAACCGCAAAGTCGAGGTCTGGACCTAAGATCATCTGACCAGTTTCCTTGTATTTTATAACAGTATAAAAATTTTTCTCCAAATAAGCACGAAAGTACTTGACAACGCCTCTAAATTAGTACTAAAGTATTAACAAATGCTTTATTTGTAGTCATCATGAGGTATCCCATGCCACACAACCGCACCTGCGCCAAGTGTCTGTTTTGGAACATGCAGACAGATTCCAGCGGTGAATGCCATCGTTACGCTCCGCATGCCATTCTGTGGGGAACCGTCTCCGACGAACGGAGCAAAGCTACCTTCGTATTTTGGCCGCGCACACTCGCCTCCGAGTGTTGCGGTGACTTCAGCATCCAACACAATTGATTAGGAGTATTCCCATGCCTATTACGACCTCTTCCAATTTTTACAGTGATTATCGTTGGTATCGGCTGAACAATGGCGACAACATCACAAGAGTGCGGATGTCCGCCGAACAAGCCGCCTACCTCAACCGCAACCGGGCCAAATTCTACTTACCCCAGTGGCGGCCGGTGCATCCTTATCGAATCCAGCGACCCCGCGTCGGCTGGTATCGCATCATGCTGGAGGTATTGCCGGTACTGGTTATTATCTTAAGTACCTGGGCACTGCTGATCATGGCGTTCTTACTGTGGCTGTAAAAAAGCATGCTTTTTTTAAGGATCACAGCATGAATCAGCTGCAGTGGTTACACCAGAGACACCTGGGCCTAGGCGGCTCCGACGCCGCCGCGGCCTTGGGTTTATCCCCCTGGAAAACGCGTCGGCAATTGTGGGAGGAGAAGACCTCCGACTGTCCGCCCACACTGGATTCTGAACTCATGCTGTGGGGGCGACTGCTGGAGCCAGTGATCCGGCAGCAGTATGCCGAACGCACCGGCCGCAGCGTCTACGTCGAGCCCTATCACCTGCTGCGCCACGTTGACTATCCCTGGATGATTGCCAACCTGGACGGCTTCACCGATGATGGCCGCGTCCTAGAGATAAAAACCGCGCGCACGGACCGGGATTGGGGCGAGCCGGGCAGCGTAGAAATTCCGCTGCACTACCTCTTGCAGGTGCAGCACTACCTGGCAATAGTCAAAGCCGACTGGGCTGATGTGGTGGTGCTGATCGGCGGCAACGAACTGCGAATTTACCCCATTCCTGCCGATGCCGAATTAAAAAGCATGCTTATTAGTCAGGAACTGGAATTTTGGCAGTACGTGCTGTTGCAGAAACCGCCGGAACCGCTCAGCTATGCTGAAATTCAGCAGGCTTACGGCCGCACCAGCAAAGTCGGCAAGATAACCGCCAGCGCGGAAGCAGTGTCAGCCGTCGCCAAACTGCAGCAGGTCCGCCAGACCTTAGATGCCTTGAAAGTGGAACGGGAGCAGTTGCAGTTCCAGCTCATGCGCGAGCTGGGGGAGCTGGACACGCTGGTGGACCCCAATGGGAAAACCTTGGCCACCTGGAAACAGACCAAAGCCAGCAACACTATCGATTGGCAAATCGTCATCCAAACCCTGCAAACCAGCCATCCTGATCTGGCTACTGAACTTGAATCCCTAATTGACCAACACACCCTTAGCAAGCCTGGGGTGCGGCGGTTTTTGCTGAAATGAGGAAATCAGTTATGAGTAAGAACGTGTACGAAGTGGAATTGATGACTCTGGCGCACAAGGTGTTGTTGCAAGTAGTGGCCACTTGTGAAAATGAAGCACTTATTCAAGCTCATAAGACAAGAATCGACACTGATGGACTTGCTAACTACCTGATTGGTACCGTACATCGCGTAGTTCCAATAACTCAAGAGGTGAATCATGAATGAATTGCAGTATCCCATGCTACATCCCATGGAAGGGAAAAAAGTCGTTCTAATCGCCCCCTACGGATTCATCTATATAGGGATATTTCATGAGGAGAAGGGATATGGATGTCGCCTAGATGAAGCATTTAACATTCGGTACTGGGCAGCGCGTCCCCACGGATTACCGCAACTGGCTCAGGAAGGGGTTATAAATGATGACAAAATAGACGCAGTGAGTACCGTCTACTTGAGCAATTACATAGCTCTATATCCTGCATTATACGGGTAGCCAGTATGATTAGCTTAAGCGGCTCCGGCGACGGCGACGGCGACGGCGACGGCTCCGGCGACGGCTACGGCTACGGCTACGGCGACGGCTACGGCTACGGCTACGGCTACGGCTACGGCTACGGCTCCGGCGGCGGCGACGGCGACGGCTATGGCGACGGCGACGGCTACGGCTCCGGCTCCGGCTACGGCTACGGCTATGGCGACGGCTACGGCTACGGCTCCGGCTCCGGCTCCGGCTATGTCTAACGGATCAAAATCTCGCCGCAAAGGGAATCGCGGCGAGCATGAGCTGGTGCAATTGTTCCTCTGCTGCGACTTTAGCAGCAGGTGCTTCACGTGGAACCTTAGTCAGTCTCGCTGCCTCGGTTGTTGTTGTCACTACTGGTCTTGTAGCTTCCGCTACTGTCTCAGCGGTTTTTGCTGAAATGATTATGCCAACTAATTTGTTAATACGGATGGCCGCGTGAATATGAACTCTATCCTCCAAAACCCTTTTCAATCGGCCACCATGGTGGCGCCGTCTCACCCATCGGCCGCACTAGTTAGTGTTGAGCAGCAACGCGCCATCGCCGAAACTCAGTCTGCTATGGTCGTGGCGCGCCAATACCCCCGTGACCCAGCGGCCGCCATGGACCGCATTCTGCGCGCCTGCAGCCGAGCGTCGCTGGCCGAACAGGGCCTGTATTCCTACGTCCGGGGAGGAACCGAGATCACGGGACCCTCGATCCGGCTGGCCGAGGCCATCGCCCAAAACTGGGGTAATATTCAGTTCGGCGTCAGAGAGCTGGAGCAGCGCAACGGCACTAGCACCGTCCAGACCTTCTGCTGGGACATGGAGACCAATACCCGCGAATCCCGCGAGTTCCAGGTGCAACATGTACGCCACACAAAAAAGGGATCATTCCAACTCGAAGATCCCCGCGATATCTACGAAACCGTGGCCAATGTCGCCGCCCGGCGCTTACGGGCATGTATCCAGGCCGTGATTCCCGGTGATGTTTTCGATGCAGCCAGTCGGCAATGTGAAATTACCATGAAAAGCGCCCACGAAGTGACTCCGGAGCGCATCGAGCAGATGGTGAAAGTTTTCGCCGATTACGGCGTGACAGCGGATATGCTGGAAACCCGCTGCCAGCGTAAACTGAACGCCCTGCAATCGGTCCACTTGGTGCAGCTCCGTAACATTTACAATAGCTTGCGCGATGGCATGAGCAAGCCCAGCGAGTGGTTCACCATGCCAGAGATTCCTACTGCGTCATTGGCCGAGCAGGTCAAGGAGAAAGTGAAAGAGCGGCTGAAACACCAGCATCCTACGAACAAAGCCGCCCCACCGGAACCACCGCCTCCTGCGGATAATTTGTTGGTTGCCAGAGGTATGGACGATAACGTCATATTGCAGGAATTTCTGGAGAAAGTCGCGGCTGCCACCATGCCTGCGCAGATGGCAGTACTGATGGAGGAAATTCCTAAGTTAAGTGACGCTATCCGCGACCGGGCCGACGATGCCTGGGATGCCAAAGTTCTTGAAATTGCAAAAGTCACTGAAGGGAAGGCAAATCCGTGACCGCTCGGCATCCTAAAGACCTATTCAGGTACCGGCAGTTGGAAAAGCGTAAATGGAAGGCTAATTAATATCGGTGGCGGCATGGGCGTTCAACGACAACTTATTCATCTCAGTAATACTGGCAGTGGCATTTACGATTATTTGCAGCTATTGGCCAATAGGATGCAACGTGTACGAGTTTGTTGCGGTGATTGGTCACGATTATGTGGTCCATTTGTGACTTTTAAACATGGAATGACGGGTATTTTCTTAGACCCGCCCTATGCAGATAATAATCATATAAATCGTGGATTTATTTACAATGTAGACAGTTTTGATATTCATCGTGATGTCCGCGAATGGGCACTCAGTAAAGCTAACAACCCATTGATGCGAATTGCTTTATGTGGCTATGATGATGGCTATCAAATGCCTGATGATTGGAGTTGTTTTATTTGGAAAGGACCTGGCGGTTATCGAAGTCATAAGAAAGGTAACACATTAAGAGAGCGGGTATGGTTCAGCCCGCATTGTCTGGAAGAAAAACAGGGAAACCTATTTTAAGATGATCAAGAACAGCAAAACTATGCCCGCCGCCGTGGGATCCTGCCTGAACTGCAAGCATTGCCTCGGTTTTAATCCAGCCTGGAACACCGTACAGTGCAAAATCACCTACAAAATGTACATGCTAGAATTGGCTCGGCAACTTCGTTGTGAGCAATACCAGCACCGGGGAAAAAATAATGCTGTGGACTCTGGCTGAAACCGCGCGGCAATTGGCTGTTTCTGTCCGCACCGTACAGCGCATGATCAGTAATGGCGAGCTGCCCTCCGTGCAAGTACGGCGACGGCGCTTACTGCTGATCGCCGATGTGCAGACGTGGGTTGCACGGCAGCGGCTGCTGGCAGATACTACCCGCGCAAGAGTGCGCATGATCTCGGAGAAAACCACATGCGCAAGAGAAAAACCGACCGCGACGGACTGTATCAGCAGCCAGGATCGCCGCACTGGTACGCCAGCTTTACCGGCGCCGACGGCCGCCGCCGTCGCCGCAGCACGGGCACGGATAACTACCGCGACGCGCAACTCATCCTAAGCCGGTGGCGGATGGCAGCCCAACACAGTACCCCAGAGTATGGTACGCTGCAGGACCTGGTGCTGGCCTATATCGACGCTCATGGGCATAAAAAGAGCCTGTGGCGCGATGGCTATAGCCTGCGCCACTTGTATCGACTACTGGGGGAAAGCAGACCATTATCCACCATGACCATCGGCCAAATTTGCCAATACAAGTTACAGCGTCAGGCAGAAGACGCCAAGCCAGCGACCATCAACAAGGAACTCAACTTTTTATCGGCAGCCATGAACTGGGCGAAACGACAGCGTGGCTGGAAAATCGACAATGTGGCAGCTGGCCAGCAATTTCCCGCACCGCTGGGACGGGATCGCTGGCTGACGCGGCTGGAGGTGGCCAAGCTCCTGGAAGCCGCATCACAGGAACCGCAAGCGCCGCATCTCCAGGATTTTATTTCGCTGGCACTGCATACCGGGATGCGCTCTGGCGAAATTCTGGGATTGGAATGGCGCCGAGTGGACATACAACAGCAGCAAATCTGGTTGGAAGCTGTCAATCAGAAAAATGGCCGGCCCGGTCGAGTGCCCTTGAACTCCACGGCCAGAGCTGCTCTGTTATCCCGCGCCAAGTTCCGCGCTAGCCAGTGTCCAGCATCGCCTTGGGTGT